CGGAGCAGAGAATAATCTAATTTCCTACATTTTCTTTTTCTGTATTTACTTCGTTTGTGATACTAGCATATCTTTCTTCTGCTCCACTACTCTTTTCTTCTTTTGCTTTATCCCCGGACACACTTATCCACTCTTCCGGCGTCTCCGTCAGGCTCAAACCGTCACTTTTGACAGCTTGTGGGAACTATTCCCACGCGCTCCAGTAGGCTTTCTTCCGGTATCGCTCGTCATGGGCCTCGGAATAGCTCCCAAACGCGCCTACGACCGTCTTGTGACCCGCAGCAGTGTACACCACAACCTCATGCAGCCCCGTCATCCGGTTGCGCTCGACCATCCAGCGCTTCCGGGTGGCCGCGTTCGCTTCCGGCGTCCCCGGCAGCAGGTTGTACCGGCGATTGTTCAGCCCGAAGCCGTCCAGGTGATCGACGTAGACGCTGGGGTCCTCTATCCCCAGCACAAGCCGGTGCATCTCGACCGTTCGGCCCTTATCCGTTGTCGCCGCATAGTAGTTCCCGGCTTCCGCGCGCCGCAGGCTCCACTTCCGCCACACCAGCGCCGCATAGTCGGCCTCATCCACAATCGCCATGCGCCGCCCGTGCTTCGTTAGCAGCGATCCGACGCGAATCAACCTGTACGCGGCATCGGGCATCACACACCCTTGCTCCACAATCACAAGAGGAGGGGTATTGCAATGTTCACACTCGTTTTGCTCGCCTTCGCCGTCGTGTGCTTCGCCTTGGCCGCGTTCTGGAATCCGGCCCCGCCCCGAATCAATCTCGTAGCCGCTGGACTCTTCTTTTGGGCACTCAGCGCCCTCTTGGGCGGGATACACATCGGGCATTGATTCGCTCACATGAGCCTGCCTTTGCAGGGCAACTTCACCGAGCGCGGATCGTCCAGTCTCCCAGCTGTCGTCACTAACGCCGTCATCCCACAACTGCGACACTTCACCGCGTAGTATCCGCATCGCTTCGCCGGATAGGGTAGACCCGTCCAGCATCCGGGCGCGCCGTTCGTCACATCCAGGCGGACGCCCTTGGGATATGCGGGATTTGGAGCACACTGCGGCTCTCTGCCCACATCGATCCACTTGATATCAAACTGTTGGCCCCGCGCCGCCTTCATCTCCCCGCAGTGCTGCACGATCTTGGCGAAGCTCAGGCGCGAGTGCATAGGTATGTCCGTCAGCGCCGACTTGCATAGCTGCATGTTGGCGTCAAAGCATAGCACATTGCAACACTCGATACAGACTGTGAAATCACCCGGCTCTGGCGTAACCTCAGCCCCCACACTCGACACCGCATCCAGCTTGTGTGAGCAAAATGGACACGCCGCCTCAGTTACCCGCGTCGTCAGCGACTTCGAGCGGTCCCGCGTCACGTGTGGGAAGCCTCCCCGCGAGGCAGTAACCGCATGGCTAGCTTGTACTGCACGTCTAGCGCCGCGCCAGAGCCATCTATCTCGCTAGCCGCGCGCAGAATCGGCATCCCGCTATTGATAGACTCTAGAATCTCCGCCCGCGTCGCCGCGCGGCCCTCGCGATACCACTCCAGCATAAGCGGATCACGGGTGAGCCGGAACAGATAGCCCTCGGGGTGCAGCTCCAACTTCCAGCCACCCTCGCGCGCGAACCAAAGAAGAGTCACACCAGGATTGCGCTCGATAGCTATCCCCGCTCCCTCAAATTCCTCGGGCATCCCCGCACCCTTGCGTCTGACCATGTGCGGGCGGCTCAGGAAGGGGCACGCGCGCACGCTCCAGCGGGCACACTCACGATGCGACGGCGGCTCGCTCGACAAGCGGTTGACCGCGCACATCGACCCAATCACGAACGTAGCTTCACCCTTGAGAAATTGACCACACACCCAGCACACGTGACGCTCCACGGCCATGTGAATAGCCGCGCGCGACATCGCGCGAAACTCGGGCTTGTCGTTATCGAGCCACGCCACAAAGAACGGCACAGGGTAGCCGCGTTCATCGCGCGGCAGCACGGCGATCCTGGGCGGCATCGGCGGCAACTCCGACCGCACCGGATACTCGGGCGGAATCAACACGCTGCCATTGGCACGATGAAGAGTGAAGGGGCATTTGCTTTTCAATTTAGAACCTCCGTCGAGTGGCGAGGAGAGCCAATTACGGGCAGCCTCTAGGATTAGCTCGTCCAATAGGGCGGCTGTTATCAATTCGGTATCTCCGTTGTTTTGTCGGGGTCCACCACGCGAACGATGTGGGGAACCATGCCGGATTCGGCATCGACCGGCAGCGCCACCACACACGACACCAGCACCCGCCCAGGCACGCGCTGAAGACCGCCGCGACCGCCATGTGACGGTGCCACTAAACTACCCTCTTCCAACTCCGCCACAAATCCGAAGATTTGCGCCTCGGGCAGCGCCACCAGAACCCTGTCACCGATGCTCATTCCGTTGCCAATGCGATCTTTCATCGTTTCTCCATGTGCTGCTCCGAACTAAACAGCTTGAACACTGGATGTATACCGTCTAGCCCATTCACGAAGACCGCCACTATGATCTTCTCGTCTTCAATCTCAATAATTTTTGCCAGCACGGGCATCTTGTCTTGTGAGTCAATTAGATATACAAGAATGACCATATCTTCCTCTTTTAATTCATTCCTAGCCAAGTCCATAGCCATAGCACCAATATGCCTCCATGATTGAGTTATACCGCTTTTCCCTTCATCCAGCCGGGATTCGTTACCATCTCGGCCAACTCTCGCTTGTATGCCGCCGCACGCTCTAAAGTAGCCTGTTTGCGGGCCTGTTCCGCGATCTTCTCACGTTCGATTGACTCTTTTTGCGCCTGTTGCACCCGCGCCCGCGCTACCGCGATCTGTTCATCCGTCATTGTCGATTGAGGCCCCGTGTACGTGCCGATTCGCGCTTCTACCATCCTTCGCACGCACTGAAAAGCTGCCTTCGCCGCCAACCGCCGCTTTTCAAGGAACCCAAGTCCAACGGCCTCGTACTGCGTCCGCATCCGGTGATGATCCTTGGCGTCCTGTGCCCTGCGTTGCTCCCACTGACGCCGGGTGTTTTCGTTTTCATCTAGTCGTGAAGATGAGCCGCGCAGCGGTGCCGTGGGTGTAGTGGTTTTTAAGTTTTTAAGTAATGCATCTCTGGAACTTTTTTGTCCCCCACCCCCCCCAACGGTATCCACAACAAAATCCACAAGTAAGCGATACACATTTGTCAGGTTACGGTCGCGCCTCTGGGGATGCTCACGTTGCTCGACCTCAAAAAGAGCCGCCCGGCGCAGAACCTCATTCCATCGCTTGATTGTCTTCTCATGGACGCCCATCTGATCGGCCAACCAGCGGATCGGCGGGTCGAAGATGCGCCCACCCCATTCCCGAATGAGCCGTGGTAGAGCGAACAGGTAGGTATGAACCGCTCGGGGCACCCTAGCCATAAGGTCGTAGATGGTTACTTTAGGGAGTCTCTTCGCCCTAGAATCCACAGGGCTTTTATCGAAAATTGGTTGCAACTCTTGGGCGGCTGCGATAGTCTCATACATAAGACCTGCGCTCCTGGCGCACGGTGCCCGATTCCACTTGTCTAGGGGGGAATGGGGCGGTGAAACGAAATGTGTACGGTAAAGCCCTGGTGTTCCGACCGGGGCTTTACATTTTAAGTGGGAGCGGAGCCGGATTGGTTCGGAGACCCGAGATTGCACCGGCACCCGCTAGGGCATAAAAAACGCCGCTGATTGGCGGCGAACTGTCGCGCGATCCGCGCGTGAAAAACCTTTGAGATGTCGTCGAAACCGTCATAGCGCACCCTTCCACGAGAAGGCCGGTTGGGGGAGTCTCGTGGTCTCCCCCGCCCAATACGCCGGGGATCAGCCAGCGTTTTGCCTCTTTTCGTGCCATCCACTCCCGAAGGCGCGAACAAACACTTTGCACAATGTAGAGCTAAGTCCTGTGGATTAATAATTTTAAATGAGGTGACTTAAAGGGTTCCCTGCCCGTTAGGGCAGGGATTATCCTCGTTACTCCCCCTGTGCCTCTCTCCTACTTCAGAAAAGAGAGGTACAGGCCCCCCGCCCACATCGCGACCGCAAGGCTACGCACCGACCAGCGCATCCAAGGCGACCATGACGCTATCAGGGAGGTTCCGAACAACAGACAGGCAGCACTGTAAAGGAAGAACGGCTCCCCTGCGACGCCGACATGCCCCAGGCGAACGCTTCGAACGACCGCCCAAACCAGCAGGACGGCTCCGAACGCGATCAAGGAATAGCGGCGAGAAAAAGAAAGATACGTTTCGGCTGTCATTTCAACCACCATTCTGGTCTAAGCATTTGGAGTAGCCATAGACCGCAGCGACCGCGCAGATGGCCCCAGCGGGCGGTGAGACGCCCGCATAAGCCGCGCACAGCGCCATGGAAATATTAAAAACATTGTCGCAGGTGTAGTAGGCGTTGCGCAGACACGGCTTGGCGGGCAGCTCCTCTTTGTAGCGGATGGGCAGGCCCGCGCCGTGACGGTTGGCGACCGCTGCGAGTTGTGTTTGCAACTCCAGCAAATCGGCACCGAACTGGTTGTGCCACTCGTGTTTCATGCCGCCCGTGAGATTCCCCGCGCGGTGCTTAAACTCGCCATCCTTGAGGTCGCTGGAGATGGCGGCTATAGCGTTATGGCACTCTACCGAATCGCACAGAGTGTCGAGTTGCAAAAGGCCCTCGCCTTGTTGGAACAGCAGGGGCATCCCGGTTAGTTTGGTTTGGGGTTGAGCCACGACTATCAGAGGAAGGGACAGCATGACTAGCGCGGTAAGAACTGCTTTCATTGGGCTTCTCTTTGTCTGCGCCGATAACGCTCGGCGCGGGCGGTTAGGGTTCAGGCCCGTCTAGTTCCAACATCGTGTCCACCACCACCGCAGCGCCCACGATCACATCGCGGCGACCGTGGATGTACAACCGCGTGGCGGGAATGTTTAGCTCCTTCCCCTTCAACTTGCCCTCTTCGTCGATGACCATCCAGCGGCCATCGACCGTGCGAACGACTTCGATCATCCCGCCGACAAGCGACTGCAATTCTTCGATAGACCAGAAATCACCACACGGTTGAATCTTGCTCACGCGGCCATCGGTTTGATACAGGTGCGCCATCACCCCTCCGTCTCGTGCGTAACCGGCTGGCTGGCGTCGGTCAGGTCGATAAACAGTTCAATGATGCGGTTGGCAGCTTCGACATCGGACAGGCGACCGACCAGGAAGAACAACTCAGAGCGCGGATCAGTGGACTTGGGGATGAAACGGTTGGTGTTGACAGTGGTTTTGGTGGGTGTGGGTGCGGTGGGCTTCGCCAAGTGGGGTCTCGCTTTCAAGGTTGAAGGTTGGGCTTCTTTTCCGCCTCAGCCGCCGCCAGTTCCTTTTTGGCCGCTGCAAGGAGGAGTTGGGACATCCAGATATTGCTTGAAACGCCCTTGTTGGCGGAGGCTTGGCGAATCAACCGGGCTTCAGGGACAGAGACGCGCAGGCTCATCGCGACGTACCCGCTCCGCTTCTTAGAGTGCATATCGGGGCGGGGTTTTGAGCCGCCGCGCCGTTGAACTTTTTTGGTCATGGCGTCATGGTACATGGCATAATGACGCTATGCAACACACTGAGATTTCTGCCCTATCGTTCACGGTCCCGTATCTGACACCGCCCTCTGGAAACCACTACAAAAGTCCCTGCCGTTACACCGGCAATGACGGCTACTATCATCTCGGCTTCAAACTCAGCAAAGCCGCCCACGCCTTTTATGACGCGGTGGCGATCTTTGCGCAGGGCGCGAGTGTGGACCCCGAGACCAAGGAGGCCCGCGAGCGCACCATCTACCACGTCGAGGTGCATATCTTCCTCGGGCGGAAACAGCGCGGCGATGATGACAACTTCGCGAAGTGCGCGCTGGATGCGCTGCAATACGCGCGTGTCATCCATTCCGACGCCGCCGTGCGAGAACCCAAAATCATCGTTCACCGCGACGAGCGCGACAACCCCCGCACCGTCTACCACGTAAGCAGACAGGAGAAATAATGGCCCGCCGCTCCGACCTTCAACCGATGCGCTGTGTCGTCTGCACAACGCCCATCCCCGCCGACCGCAAGGCCGACGCCATCACATGCAGCAAGGAGTGTACGAAGGCCCGCAGCGACTTCCGCCGCTCGCTTCAGGATCAGGTCGAATGTCGTTATTGCCAGCGCCCCTCTTCGCCCGAGGAACGCACCCGCTACATGGCATGGCGACGCTGGGAAAAGCAGGGCTTGACCGAGGAGCAATCGACCGCCAAGCTGTTGCGCGACGTGGAGCGCCTGAAGCGTCAACTGGCAGAACGGACAGCCCCGGAGACGACGGCATGAAAAAACGCGATCGTACCCCCGAAGAGAAAAAAATCGACTTGTTGACAAAGGGCGGTATGATGCGTCTGGGCGCGCAACCCTCTCACGAGGCCGCAACTCCGAACCCCTTTCCCTACGTCCTGTTTTGGGACCGCCAGGGACGCAAGGGCCAGCGATGCCGGGTGCTGAAATCAGGACCGCGAGCCGTGCTGCTGGAGTTTGAAGACGGCCACCTGACCACCATGAACCGCATGGCGATTCGGAGAGAATGATGCCGCTACCTCACCACAGTTCTAGCAGCCCCAAGGGAACGGTTCCCACACCGTCCCCTGTGCACGTCTGGATAGAGATGCGCGAAGACGAGTTGGTGATTGACGGCGTGCGTGTGAGCTATCAAGTGCTTCCGCATCTCATCCGCTGCGTCGTCCAGCCCGACCCGCGCCGCTGGCTCCGCTTTGAGCGCCAGGGCGAGGTTGTTCACGTACACGTTCGACTCTCAGAGGGGGAACCCAATGGCACCGACACAGCAACCATCGGACGCAGCATCAGCGAAGAACATTCTGGGGGGCAAGGGCAAGCAGTTGCACACCCACGAAATTCACCTTCGGCGAACGAAGAATAAGGGCTACATCGCGCGTCACGAGCTGCGCGACAAAGCGGGCAACCCACCCCAGGACGGGCAGCGCGGAGAGGCCGAATATTCCCTCGCCGACAAGAAGGCGATGCTGGCCCATCTCGAACAGCACATGGGCGACCAGCCGCAGGGCGACGACGAAGAACAGCCCGCACCGCCGACGCCGGGGCAGTGACATGACGCCGAGCGAATACCTCATGGACAGTCTGAGCCGGATGGAAGGGGCTGAATCGGTGCTCATCGTCGTCCGCGACAAAGACAAAGGAATCACCTTCGGCACGAACGACAGTTGCAAATACACCGCCTATGCTCTCGCGCGAATCACGGCGGCATACGTCGAGGCTGACATGGTGAGTGAGAACGTCAAGGAAATCGTCGAGGAGTTGTGATGTTCGAGTGGCGCAAACTGCGCGATCTACGGCAGGAGAAAGGCAACAATCGCGCGTGGCGCGCGGAGTTGACCCAGGCCGCTATCGATGACCCCGAGGTTCGCGAGGATGGCCGCAGAGTCACCCAGAACAATTTGCTAGCCCTGTGTTGGGTGCTGGGGTACACGCTGATTGACGAGCACGTGCATCACGACGCGCTGAATTTTTTCCCACCGAAAAATCCCAATGACACACTCAACGAATGGCTGGAAGACTCCAACCGGCTGTACAAGCGCGTCGGTTCCCTGTTGCTTCCGCGCGGGGTCTATAAGACGACCATCTCCCTCGCTAACTGCGTTCAACTTCTTATATGTTGGCCGCTCACCGTAGCCATAATGATGATGACGGGGCGCTCCGAGCTGGCTGATGACTTCGTGCTTCAGGTGGGCAGTTTCTTCTACCGTCCGCACAACGCTCCGCCGAGTCTGTTTCAAGCCCTGTGGGGCGATCTATGCGTGGACAAGCGGCCCGACGCTGACGGATTTACCACGGCGATCAGACAGAATGAACCCCGCATCATTGAACCGGCGATCTGGGGGGAGAGCGTCGAATCCGGCACCAGCGGCCTGCACCCGAACGTGCTCATCGCCGACGACATACACAACAACCGCAACTCGCGCACCTTCGAGGCCCGCAGCGGCATCGTGAAGAAATACAAACTGGCAAAAAAAGTTTTACTGCCCGAGGGATGCGAGATTCGCATCGGCACCATCTATGGGTCCGGCGATGTTTTCACCGACGAGATTCTGACCTCCCGCCCAGGCACGCTCCGCCGCCTCATCAAACCCGCCATGCGGTTGCGGAACGGCGAGCGTTTGGATCAGAACGGATTTCCCGACGAGGACGAAGTTGAACTGATGTTCCCCACGATCCTCAGCTATGACTTTTTAAAAACGGAGTACGAGAGTGGATTTGAAAGCTTCGCGACGCAATACCTACTGGACGAATACGGTGCGAATGAAGTGGTTTTTTCTCAGGAACAGATGCTTGCGGCGATGGTGGAAGAGGCCACGCTCCCACTTGAGGGCGAAACGGTAATCCACTGGCGTTTTCCCTGTCAGAAGCGCGACTGGCACACCGCCGCGGCTGCGGTAGGGCAACTCTACCGCAACCGCTGTTACATCATCGAGATTATCGAAGGCCACTACAAGCCGAGTGTTCTAGCCAAGCTGGTAGTGACGACCGCGCGCCGACACCACCTGCACCGGATCACCATCGAGGCCAGCCCCGGCGCGCGCCTGATGGCTTCAGCGATCAACAACTATGCGCTCACAACCGGCTGGCAATTGAATCTCAACTGGATTGGCGAAGAGGCCGAAGAGACGGAAGACACCGGCGAGCGCGACCTGCGCATCCGCAACATCGAAGCCGTGCTCTCCAACGCGCGGCTATTTTTCTTCGCCGGGTTGAAGCAGCTGAAAGCCCTACTAGTGGAGATGACGCAGTACGGCATGTTGCCCAACAATGCCCTGCCCGATGTCATCTCGCGGGTGGCTGACCATCTCCCGCAGAGCATCGCCGCCGAAGGCTTGGAAGACGAAGACCTCGCGTGGGGAGCGATGAAGGAACGCGATCACTTCAACATGATCTATGGCCGGGGAGCCTACGCCCCCCCCGAGCCAGAGCCGGAAGAGGTTGAAGAGGAGCCAGCCATCGAAGACCAGCCGCTAACAGCGAACGGTCTGGAGGTTTGGATTCCAGGGCTGGAGTGACATAAATTAAGGCTTAATTATGGCGGAGATTGTCACCGACCCGTTACCCAACCCACCCGGCATCTTCTACAGCGACCGGCAGCTTACGGACATGAGCAGGGCGGCGACTCGCCTGAAGCCCATCGAGCCAGGAGACTTGTGCTGCAACTGCGGCCAGAACTGCGACGACGGCGAAGGGTTTTGCTCTAACGTCAACTTCATTGCCTACCGGATCAACGGGCATCCCATCTGTGCGCGGGAGAAGTGTTGGGATGCTCGCATGGCTGAGTTCACCAGGAACCGCCGCGCGTGCGGGTGCGGACGGCGCAAATAGCGAAGGGCGGGCGAAACTGTAAAAATTACCAGTAGGAAGCGTCTTGAAAAATAGTAGGTTACGAGCGTAATGTCACAGTCACTTTCCGAAACGGCGGGAACCTCCCACCGCCCACGCCACAACGGAAGAGGCCGCAGAGCGCGACCCTGAACCCGTGAAAACACATTTCATGGTTTGAGGTGGGGCATGGCAACAGCCACGCTCGTTGCGGAATCGCAATGGTCGCAGCCTGTTTATCCCAAGGACGTGCAGACCCCCGCGCGCCCCGAGCTGCCCGCCAAGTACACCGACGAAGCCGTGCTCTCGATTGTGGTGCAGGATTACATGCGCGCGAGCGCATGGCTGGAAGACCGGCGCTGGCCGCTCAACTGGACAGAGAGCGACATCCTGTATCAATCGCCGCGCAGCTTGGCACTCTTCGAAGGATCGACCGTCACCCGCGCGAACGTCTCCCGCTTCACCGTCGCCAAACAAGTCAACTCGCTGGCCCCCGCCATCTCGGGGGCCATTTTTCAGGACCCCATCCCCTTTGAAATCCGCCCGCGACCGAACGCCCACCAGGACAGCGCGCGGGCGTGGAAAGAGATGATTGGCGAACTGCTCGACGTAATCAACTTCAAGCAGGAAGCCAACTACGGCATACAGGGCATGGTGAATCAGGGCACCGTCATTTTCAAAATCGGGTGGGAGACGATCACCGAAGTTGAAACCCACTACAAGCGCAAGAAGGCACCGCCCCAGGTGACTATGCCCATCGGCCCGCCGATCACGGTATTCACCAAGGAGAGTGATGAGTTTGAGGCTATCGATGTCGAAGTGACGCACAACCGCCCGACCTTTGAAAAATGTGAGTTAGGCACGGTTTTTGTTGATCCGACATGGCACTCACCGAATCAACTCTGGAAAGCCAAATGGATTGTTCACGAAAAATATCTCACCTACGACGACCTCACCAAACTGCGCGACAATCCCGATTACGACATCCCCTCTGACGAAGCCCTGCGCGCCGTCTTCCTTGACGACGTAGAAGTGCCCGAGAGCATCGCCCCGACCGAGCAGGCGATGACGGCCAACTCCAGCGTTCACCACGCCGAACGCCAGGACTTTTCCGAATCCGAAGACCCGCTGCAAAAGGGATTGCAAGTGCTGGAGTGGTGGGACCGCACACAGAAGCGAGTTGTGCTGCAAAAGAAAGTTGTCATCTGTAACAAGCGTCATGGTCTCGGAGAAAAGCCCTTTCTCTCCGCGAACTATTGGGACATCGACAATGCCGGGTTTGGCATGGGGGTGGGACGCATCGCGGGGGCAGACCAAAGGGTTGAGCAGGGGATGATTAACGCTCTACTCGACATCCTCGCGTTTGCCGTCCAGCCCGAATATGCCGTTGCGAGGGGCGCGAATGTCCCCACACAGGACCAACGGAGACGGCTGGGCGGCATCCGCATGGTGGACGGCAACGACGCCACCCGCGCCATCTCGCTCATCCAGCAACCCCAGGTCCCCCCGGATGCTTGGCGCGCGATCCAGGCCGTTGTCAGCAGTGCCGAGGGCGCGACCGGCGCGGACCAAGCCAGCGTGCAGGGTTCCATCCCAGGCCGAGGCTCAAGTGTTGTCCGATCAGGCACGGGAGCGGGCATGGTGGGTGCGGCTTCATCCGCGCGTCTGCAATCGCCGGTTGACCGTTTCGTGGACGGTGTGTTCCTGCCCTTTTTACGTTTCGTCTACCGCATGGTGAAAGAGCGGATGCCCATCTCCGAAATCCGCGATGTACTGGCAGAACGAACAGCAGACATCGCGCTCGACTTCCAAGACTTTCTAGATCAGGTGGTTAAATTTGACACGCTCGCGGGCACGCGGCTCGCGGCCAAAAACCGCATGGCCCAGGCGCTTCCCTTTCTCTTGGAAGTCTTTTCCAATCAGGCTATCGTCCAACAACTCTCGGAGACCGGCTGGAAAGTCAATGTAAACGAGCTGGTGAACATGATCCTTGATATGAGCGAGTGGAAGAACCGGCGTGACCTGATTGTGCAGATGACCGACCAGGAGAAGCAGGAGCGGCAGCAACAGCAACAGGCCGCAGTGCAGGCCAACTCCAAACAAGCGCTACTCCACCAGAAGCAGCAGGGCGACGCGGAACTCGAAGACAAAAAGATTGCGGGCAGGGTTGCCGTCAACGCCATCGACAAGGCCCACGGTGCCGCCGTCGAAAGCCCGCTGGACCGCGCGGGTGCCTTCGCCGAGCGCACCGCCGATGAGCGCACCATGCAGGCCACGCCATTCTTCCAGGCTCCAGCGGGAGGAGGCGCATGAGCGAGACACGCACAGAGCGGACCTTTGGCGTCACCGCCGAGCTGCGACCGGCGCAGCGCCGCAATCTGTTGGCGCTTATCAACTCGGAGGTTTACCCGGACGTGCTCGACGTACTCGAAATGGTGTGCATCGAGACCGAAACCAAACTTATCAACACCGACCCCGCCGACAGCCGCGCCGTGCTGGCTAATCACAGGATGGCAAAAGCCGCTTGGCAGATGTTCACCCACATGCAGGAGAAGATTGCGACCGAGGCCGCCAATCATCTCCGTACCGTCAACCGCGAACCCCCTGTGCCGGAACTAACACCGCACGAAAAACTCATAGAGAACATCCTCGACCCGACGCGACCCGCGCCGGACGACGATCAGATCATGTAGGGAGTGGTCATGGAAGCAAAATTTTTAAACGACGGCGAACCCAATGAGGAAGGACTTATTGAGGCCGTAATCGAAAACTCGGACGGTAAAAGGGTATCCACCTTCAAGGGAAAGACAATGCGCGAAGTGAGCGAGAAACTGCTCGACTCACAAGTCCACGCCAACCGTGAAATTGCCCGCCTGCGAAAGCCCGACGCCGCGCCCCGAGGGCTGAGAGTGCAACCGAAGGAACTGAGCGCGGCGGATCGACTGAGACTGAGCACTGAGATAACCGACCCCAACAAGGTCGTTGAAGCCGTGGACGAAATTGTGACCGCCCGCCAGGGCATTGCCCCGGACAAACTCGGCGCGGAGTTCGCGCGCAAGAGCGCCCAGGAGCAAGATGCTTTTTACGGAGCGGAGGCGCAAGCCTTTCGCGACGAACACCAAGAGTTTTATCCGGTGCCACAAAACCGCGACGCTCTGTTTGAGGAGCTGAAGGCGAACGGATGGGACTTGACCAGGAACAACCTCGCTATGGCCCTTGTCACCGTGCAGGAGCGCGGCGATCTAATCCCGTGGCCGACCGACGCGCGAGAGTCCGAAACGCAGCACGAGCCAACCGCTCAACCCGTTTACGAAAACGGCAATGGCACGCCCCCCAACGGACAGTCAGCGACCCAACCCGCGTACTCTCCCAGACCCCGCACCATCGCGACGACCGGACTACGCACTGCCGATGCTTCGGCACTGCCGCCCGCGCCGCAGAGGAAGCAACGATATACACGCGCTGACATTGAACGGATGAGCCGAGCGGAATATAACGATAAACTTCGCGACGATCCCGATTTCAGGCGACAGGTCGATGCAATGGGCGCGTGACTCCACCCCGAGGGTAGAGCCATGCGAGACACACAGGCCGCGCGGAGCGGTGAGCAATTCTTCCGCAGATTCGTTATCCCGGTAATCGAGTTTTTGCTGGCCTTCGGAACCAGCGCGATTGCCTACCTGGGCATGAGCAAAAGCTATGCCCTCGTGTTGGGTGTTGGCGTCTCGCCAGCATCGAACCTCACCACCAACCTGCCGCAGTCGGTTGTCACGCAGTTCGACAAGGTGTTCATTGAGAACCTGAAGGCGAACACCGCTTGGGTGCGGCTCACCTCGCGGCGATCACTGGATGAGAACAGCGGCAATAAGCTCGTCCTTTTTATGTACCAAAATTTACCCGCTCCACCGCTGACGCAGGCACCTGAAGGCACGATCCAAACGGGTTTAACCGTGACGGTTGTGCAGAACACCTCCACCATCGGTAAACAAAATTGCCGCTTTATCCAGTAATGGGTATCGAAAAACTCCGTGAATTCAGGGGAACTCTCATGCAGACAATCCTGAGCCAAGCCGAGCAATCGGAAGGTGCAACGACTATCCCGAAAGGGAGTAGGTTCCAAGTGGAACCGAAGCGCGGAGCATCCTCACATGAGGATGAAAAGATAGTCTGGACTTGCGGGCGACCGCAAGAGAGTAGACGGCAACGGTCTACTCGCAACGGCCCGAACTATGCCGATTACGCCAACATCTCGACGTACGCGATCCAGACCGCCATCGACCCCGCGCTGGAAGCGCTGGGAGTGCAGATGGCCTATCGGCTCTCGCAGGTGATCAACCTCATCATCCAGAACACCGCCGATGGAGCCAACGCAATCGATGCGCTGGTGGGCCATCTCTCGAAGGTGGGCGCGGCCACTGTCAAAACCACCGACATCACCACCGCCGTCCAATCCCTGCAAGGCGTCAATGCCCTGCCCTTTGAAGACGGACGCTACTTCGGCATCACGCACCCCTTCACAGTCGGCGATGTGCTCGTGGACACCACCAACAATTCTCTGGTGGACGTGCTGAAGCGCACCGCGCAGGGCAACGAGCGGCTCAAGGAGTTGCCTTCGCCGGACGGTGACGCCGTGACGGTGTTGGATTGGGCGGGAGCAACATTCTTCCAATCCACGCTAGTCAAGCAAACCCCCAACTACAGCGGCACCACGCAGACCGGACTCCGCACCTACCTTGTCGGCAAGGATGGCGTTATCGGCGTGAGTTTTGGCGCGAAGGAAAACACGCAAATTGGTGACGGCAATTGGCGCAACATGAACGTTTGGGTGCGCCGCTTGACGGAGCCGAGTGGCTACGATCCTTCGCGCATGATTGGCGGATTCGCCAGCTACAACACCATGTACACGGCGACCCTTCCACCCGACCCGGTGCAGCGCATCCGCTACATCGATGCAGTCAGCACGATCAGTTAAGCGAGCTGGGGGTTGTGAAGCGACCCACAGGGCGTAGGAGAGGGAATGGGCTTCGCTCTCCTACGCAAAAACATGAAGGAGATTTGCGATGGCGGATAAAACGAAAATTCAAGAAGAGCTAGACACCCTGCAATTGGAAGAGGCCCGCGAGGTTGCCCAGGACCGCCGCATGGCGCGCACCCAGCGCGAAGGCCGCGCACGCGCCATCGAAGCCAGTCTGAAGCGCGACCGCGAGAATCAGGCGTACATCAAGAGCGCGTGCGTGCATCGCAAGGGCGGCAAGGGCACGGCCCAACTCTACCAGGGCAACGACACCAACTATGCACTGGTGACACACACCCTTTCGCATGGCGTGACCATCGTGATTTGCCAGCGATGCGGAAACGTCTGGGAGCCGCCCGCCGCGCTGTCCAAGAAGGCCACCCCGGAAGAGAGAACCAAGTATCGCGCGGACCTCGCGGAGTACCGCCGCGCGCTCAATCTGCCCACCGACAACGAACCCAGCGGAACGACGTTATTTGCGTTCTCAGCACCCGACGAACAGGCGGCTTAAAACATCATGGCGAAGCGCACAGCAGTAAAGAAGAAAGCAACCAAGACCACGGCGGTGCGCAAGCCCACCCAACCAGCGAAGTCACGCAAGCCAACCGCACGGCGCACGCGAGCCGCCACGCAGCACACACCCAATCTCAAACGGAGGAACAAACCCATGACCACGGCAGAGGAACAAAACACCATGCCGCAGCAGCGGCAAGAAAGAGAACCGCGCGGAGCGGGCAGCGGGGAGAAGGCCAACGCCACCCGCAGCCGCAACTACAACGAATCGCCGGATGAGCATCTGGCCTTCGCCGAAGGCAAGAGCGCAGCCGACTACAAGCCGGAAGCCTATGAGGCAGGCACGGAATATCCCGAAGGCGATCCAGCCAAGGGCAAGCTGGATTTCAGCACCGTCGCCGTCGATCCGAACCTGTACATCCCGCAGCGCGACCGTCGCGCTTACCTCGTTGACCAAGCCGAGAAGAACGAAGCCGCCAACGATGAGCTGAACGCTATCCAGGTGGAACAGAACAAGCGCGTGCAGATGGCCAGCAACCTTGTCAACGACCCGGACTTTCAGCGTGACAACTCCATGCAGACAGCAGTAGCGGCATTGGAGATGCACAATCCCGACGCCAAAGACGAGGGGCTGAAAGGCGCGATGGAAGCGCGCGCCGAACGTGACCGCGCCCAGGTCGCGCAGCAGCAGGGAGAGAACAAGGCACAGCAGAAGAAGTGAAGCGATGAGGGGGAGCGATGGGCAACTCGACGATTTCACTGCAAGACGTGATGGATTCTATCGCCGCCATCGGCGACATCCAGACCGTCTTCGACCACACGGGCGGATGGGCAGACGAACCGGCACTCACTATCGGCAACGATGTGATGAAGGAGCTTCTGAGCATCCGCTTTCCGTGGAAATGGAACCGTCTTCGGGTTGCTCCCTTCCCCCTCAACCCGCTGCAACAGGACTATGCCTCACTCACACTCAAGACTCTCGGCTGGCTGGAGAACGGACTCCGCATCGATGTCAACAACTCGCAGTACCCGCCCCCCACGTGGCCTATCTACGCCGTGCGCGACTTGCAGATGTCCAACGATCAGGCCGGATTTCCCTATCAAGTGTGTTGGTTCTACAACCGCGATCTGGAGTACGGCAAATGGCCAGGAGCGCAGAAGTCTTATATCAATCCCATTGGCACAACGACGCCGCCGACCAACGGCCCCACCAACATCCTTGACGCCAAGGGCAACATTCTGGTGCTCACCGGCTATGGAATCACAGGCGACGCTGCACCGCTAGCGCCGGATTGGACGCCGCCCGTTGACAATCCTAGCGCGCTCGCACCGCCCAACTATCCAGTGGGCGTGACAATTCAGGACGGCACTTGTGTATGGACGGTTGCCGATCCAGACGCGCAAGGCTTCCGCTTCAACCCCATGCCCCCCCACGGAGGGCAGGTATGGCTAGTGCGGTTATGGGGTCAGGTCAAGGCCCCCACTTTTACCACCCTGAAACAACTCATCGACCCAATACCCGACGACGAGGAGAAATGGTTCCGCGATGGATGCGTGGCCTTCGCTCACCGCTACACCTCCAACCCCGCCGCCAAAGCGCGCTACACCCCCATGCGCGCGGAGTGGATTGCGGCGATGGAGGTCGAGACCAAGAAAAATGACAGGGAGGATGAGAGCAAAGGTTTCTTCCCCGACCGCAGCGTCATGGCCCCCAGCTACACCACGGACCCCGGCCCGTGGCCCTACCGCTATGGATGGAGATGAGATGGCAAGCACGCGGAACATCATGGCGAGCGCGTTGTTTTCGATGCCCTTCATTGGGTATCAGCCGGTCAACATCTCCAACAACGAACCCGCCGTCACCGCCGCCAATCTCACCAAACAAACGATCCTGGGACCGCCCTTCAAATGGCCGTGGAATCGCGGCACATTTCATGTGCAATTGGACGCGGCAGAAAGCCAGTGGGGACAGGACTACCTCTTCGAGCTGGACGACTTCCATTTCATCGAAAAACTTTGGTTGACCGACTCTGACGGCAAGGTGAACGAAATTAGCAACATCGTTCAATCGCTGGCTTCGGAGTCGGTGAGCAAGCGGCCATCCAGCGCGGCAATGAACTGGATGGATGATAGCGGCAATGTGACGCTAAGACTCAATACCCTGCCCGACCGCGCCTATATGATCGACGGCTATTACCAGCGCGCGCCGGTCATGATGTCGTCTCTGGCGAACTCATGGTCTCCGATTCCCGATCATCTCAGCTACATCTATGATTGGGGATTTTTGGGCTTCGTCTCGCTGTTGACGAAGGATGCGCGCGCGCCGATCTTTTTGGGCAAGTTCGCCAGCCATCTACTCGCCAACCAGGACGGTTTGACCGCCACCCAGCGCAACATCTTTCTCGGCAACTTCCTCGAAGTGATGAGCGCACCAGGGCGCGAACAGCTGGCAGCACAACAGGGCGCGCAGGCGCGGGGGAACTCCTAAATGCCTAACGCTCTGCAACAGGCCGGAGCCAGCGCAGAGCCGAGTAACTTCGCCCCCCTGCATACCAACCGCATCTTCACGGGCCTGTGGACGAACCGCAGTTTTTTGCGCGACGCCGCCACCAACGAGTACCAGGAACGCTATGGCATGGGCCGACAGGATTCGATCCTTGACGGACTCAACAGCGAAATCACGCCGCGCCTCACCCTCGCGCGCCGCCCCGGCTCCAGCGTCTACAGCGCGTGGCCCATCGCTCCCGTCAGCCGCTTCTATAGCTTCAATACCTTCAACCTCACCGATGAAGCAATCCGCGTGCTGGCAGATACCGCGACACAGGTACTCGACATCACCGGAGGCAATGAGCCAGTCGGCATCATGCAGAAATCGCCCGGAGCCGGATCGACCTACTTTTTGGGGCTGGGAAACGTCCTGTACATGACCGATGGCGTGGAGAATAAACAGTGGAACTATGGCACCGGCGATGTGTGGGATTGGGGAGTGCAGGCACCCACCAACGCGCCCACCGTCATCCAGCAGCCACGCCCCAACAACTACCCCGCATGGCAACCCAGCACCGGCTATGAAGTCAGCTCCCCGGCCATCTCAGGGATGCTGATTGTAGACGACCTCAACAACGTAGCCTCCAACATCAAATTCATTCCCACCGCGACCGGAGGACAGGTGGCGATCCTCACCGGGGAGAACTACGTCAACGGAGCGCAGATTGCGCTTCCCCCCGGTTTCGATGCCTCCCGGCTGCTGGTGTGGACGACGCCATGTTACGGCTATAACGCCAGCGCGCTACCGGCAGGCGTTTACAAGAGCTACGGCACCGGAGGGGTAGTCAATTCGAGCTTTCAGAATCGCTCAGGCGGCTATGCCTTCGATGCAACGAGCAACTGGATAGCGATTGCATGGACTGTCACCCCCGACGTAACCACGTACACCACCGGCAACTTCTCGGGAATCGCCTTCGCCACCCCCGCAGGCGACCATCTATGTTTGCAAATCGGCACGGGACACCACAATGGAGCGCTCAACATCCCCTCGGGCTACACGCTCCTCAACTCGCTTTCGATGGCGGGCATGGTGGGATGCGACAACGCCAACCATTCGCTGCAAGGGGTAACGCGCTGCACAGTGGACAGCGCCGGTTTGATAGCGGCTCAGTACGACGACGGCAGCGGCAATAATTGGTTCGGCACCGCCGCCGTGCTCACGGTGTTCTGGCAACTCGGCGGAACCGCCAACACCGTACCCGTCGCCAACGGCACAGCGCTGGTCATGCACACCGTAGGCACCAACACTATCGCTCTGATTTTTGCGACCGTGGCCTGGGGAATCCAATGGGGAATCCCGCCCGGTTTCACGCTCGATCAGACCACCGCGGCGTGCGCCATGAATGGACACGTCTCGGGCGGATCAAATCGCGGCCACGGATGGCAATGCGTGATAAACGGGCAGACCGTGACGGCCTACGTCATGGACTCGACCGGCAACCAGTGGCAGGCCAGCGCCAACGTGTTCGCCGTCGCCGCCGTCTCCAGCGCCTCGGGCGGCAATGTGCAGTTCGCCAACGGCACCGGCACCACCGGCAGCGCCGAGCCGACATGGAATCCGGCTACCGGAGGCACCACCCCGGACCACACGATCACATGGACGAATCTAGGCCCGTCCGCGTGGCAGGCAGGGCACAACTATGGCCTGGGGGCGGTCGTTATGGGAGTCATCATCAGCCCGCCCGGAACGCCCAACCGTTTGTACGTCGCTTCCACCCCCGGAATCAGCGGAACGTCGCAGCCGATCTGGCGTCCCGGCGTGGGTCTCCAGCAGCAGGACAACACGGTTGTCTGGACCTGCTTAGGGAGGGCGCTGGAGTGGAGCGATTTAGGCCCCAATACACCCATCACCGCAGCCTCCACCATCGTTGACCCCAACGGCTACCTCCAGAACATTTACAGCTCAGGTGTGAGCGGAGCCGTGGCACCGACCTTTGCAACCGAATTGGGCGCGCTCACCACGGACGGCACCGTCATCTGGCAGAACGGGGGAGCGTTTGCCGTTGCCCAAACCGCCCCCGTGCAATACGGCTACGAGTATCAGAACGCCACCGTCAACGACCTGTCCGAGATGAGTCCACCGTCGCCGCCCATCACCATCATGGAGGGCAATCATGCAGTGGTGCAGGGCGTGGGCAGCGGACAGGCGGGAGTGGGTTCGATTGTCATCTTTCGCACCGCGCAGGGAGGCTCCAAGTTTCTCCAAGCCGCCACCATCCCCAACCCCGGCGCAGGGCAAATCTGGACATGGACAGACGACACCACCGACGATGACCTCAACACCGAATGGCAGGCACAGGTTAACGGCGAGGGAACCCCGCTTCCGATTGGCGCAACCGCGCTGGCTTATCACCTGGGGCGTATATGGGCAGCAGTCGGCAACGTCGTGTATGGCAGTTCCGGCCCGGATGCCATCGCGGGCGGATCGAGCGGCAACGCCGGGTTCGACACCACGTTCACGGTGCAATCGAAGATCACCCGTTTCTGGCCCTGCCCGTTGGGTCTGGTGGTGTTCACCGTGCGCGACGCCTATCTGATTCTGGGCAGCGCCACCGCCGCCGACCCGCTGTACATCGTCGTGTTTATCGAAGACCTCCCGCTCAGAAGTTACGACTGTTTCACGGTCAACAAGACCACCCCGTACATGCTTCTGGGAAACAACATGCTGGTGGCACTCGACCCCAGCGCCGGAATCACAGAGGTAGGCTTCCCCATCGCCGACCGCCTGTTGCACCAGTTCAACGCCGCCGCCAGCTTTGTAACCTTCCACACGGTCTCCAGTCTGGACACGGCCCTGTTTGTTGCCAACGGCATCGACCGCTGGTATCGCATGGCCGCAATCAACGCCCCCGAGAGCGGTTCAGCATGGTCCCCCCCCGCCGTCATCCTGGGGGGAGTGGGATGCGTGCAGAGCGTCGAAGTCAGCCCCGGCGTCTACCAGCTTTTGATGAGCAGCACCAGCACCGGCCCCATCCTGCAACGGGATTCGACCGGCCTTATCTACACCGACAACGCCCTCAAATACAGTGTGTTTACCCGCTTTGGAGCCATCGTTTTAGCCCAGCCGGGGCAGCTGGCGGCGCTGAATTTCATAACGCTGGAGAGCGCCAAGGTGGGAACCCGCGCCGGATTGGCGCTGCTTTTGGGGGAGGCTAGCGGCGACTTCGAAGACCTCACCCGGACCCACCAGGACCCTCCCAATCTACCCCCCAGCAAGACCATTTACAGCGACCGGTACCATGTCGCGCAGAACCAGAAAACGGCATGGTGCAGGCACTTCCAGATGGAGATTTCATGGCCCGCTGAGGACGTTCCCAACGAGCTTTTCACCTTCACAATTTTTGGTCAGACATGGCAGGAGATGAGAGCGCAATGATCCACTTTTTAGCAGGCGCAATTCTCGGGCTTATAGCCGGTTTCGGAGTGGCCTACGTGGCCTTTGTGAAGGCCACCGCCAAGGTCGCAAAAGACATCCTGAGAGGCCATTGATTATGCCGTCCGTCAGAGCATCATCGCGGGCAGATATGAGGGGGTGGCAATCGCCCCAGGCACCCCTATCGGAACCGGGGAATAACCGCGCGGTTCCATCCCCTCAAACCGGGCCAGAACGTAGCTCCATTATGCACGCTTCGATGCCCCTTATGGCGTCCACTGCGGATGCTTTCACGAGGCAGTTTTACAGCCGCTCCAACCTCCCCCAGACACGCACTTTGCCAGCCCGAAAGAGAGGCGGAGTATGAGCAACACCTTCACCTTTGACGGCTATACCGTGCGCCCCGCCAGGGAGACCGACCGGGCCTATTTGTCCGCCTTGATTGCAGACGACCCCTACCATCGCGGGCGGATGGATGCCAATTTCTTCCTGAAGACCACACCGGGGGAGGACAGTTGGGCACTGGAGGACGAGCAGGGAAAGGTTGTCTTCTACTTCAAGACCACCACCGCCGTGCGGATGGCGATCCAGTTCCCCCAGGTGAACGGCATGGCCGACCGCGCCCGCCACGGCTCCGCCCTGTTGCGGGGGATGCTCTGGATTGAGGGGATTCTGCGGGGCAATCACTTCCACGAACTCTTATTCGACACCGAAGGCCCCCAACTGAGGAATTTTGCGAGACAGCGCCTTGGCTTCACAGAGACGCCGACGCTCCTGTCTAAGCCCTTGGATACCCCCAAGCCTCCACGGAAGCAGCCCGGAGCCGTGGGGAGTGTTCCCACAAACGGTCAGGAGAGGCAAGGTGACGCCAATGTGCGGACCTACTAGCCAGGAGACCCAGATTACCAACGAGCAGCAGGACTTCTTCAATCAGCTCTCCAAACAGTACAGCACCGTGTTTGGGGAGAATCAGCAGATTGTGGGAGCGCTGACCAACGCCTTCCAGCCGATCCTTCAGGCCGGACCCTCGCAGACCGGTTTCGCGCCGGGGGAAGAGAACGCGCTCAAGACCCAGAACACGGAGAACGTCGCTACCGATTACGCCCAGGCGCAGAAGGCCACGGCCCAAGCTCTCGCAGGGCGCGGGGGAGGCAATACGTTCCTGCCCTCCAGCGTTAACGCGAACCTGATTGCACAGAACGCCAACGCCGCCGCCGCGCAGCGCGCCACGGGCCAGAATCAGATAACCCAAGCCAACTATGCACAGGGCTATGCGAACTGGAATACAGCGGCCAATGTACTCGGTTCCACGGCAGGCTTAATCAACCCCACTTCCTACGCCGGACAGGCCACCGGAGCGGGTGCCCAGGCGGCAGGTTCCGCACAGGCCATGGCACAACAGCAGTTTGCCCCGTGGGGAGCCGCCTTCGGTGCTCTGGGAAGCGTAGCGGGAGCCGCAGCGGGCGGCTTCGCCGCGCACCACTAAAAGGAGGGATTATGCCCGACGATCCGATGGCCGACAACAGCGCAACGCCGGTCCCCTTCCAGCCCGGAATGGACCCCACCAATCCCACGATGGCGACCACTCCATCCGCCCCTTCGCAGACCACAATCAGCCCCGCCGCATCCGCCGTTCTGGCCCCCACCCCAATGCCCCCGGACGTGCAGCAGCACATGGGCTGGCTGGGGAATGTTTTAGACAAGGTGGGAAGCATCCTGGGAGGGGATAAAACCTACAGCGTAAAGAAGGACACGGACGGCAATATCAGCGTCTCCGAAGACCCCTCCACGCGAGGGGAAAAATGGGGCAGAGTAGCCGCCGCCGCGCTCACCGGCGCAGGCGCAGGACTGGCCAATTCTCAAGGCCCAGGTGGGCCAGCCAGAGCCGCCGCCGCAGGCATCCAGGCGGGCGCGCAGATGCCCCAGCAGCAGAAGCAGCAGGCACAGCAGGACGCCACGTTTGAGCAGCAAACCCAGATGCGCAACGCGCAGAAGGCGCTCACCCAGCAGCAAATCGCACAGAGCGCCTTCAACATGCAGCAGAAAGGAATCGCGCTGACGCAGGCCCAGGTGGACCGCAGCAATGCGATTCAGGATTGGATAGGGAGTAATAAGGTCAACCAGGATTTAGGCACCTTCAAGAACATGGACGAGGCCATGAAAATGACCAAGACCAACCCCGACGCGATGGCGAATCACGCCAATGGAAAACTGCATTTTGCCCAGGAAGCGGACGGCAAGGTTCACGTCTGGAATATGGATCAGGCGTGGCTCGACCAGAAGAACGACAAGGACGTGACGTTCAAGGAACTGGTTCCCGGCGACAGCCCCGACGCCCCGATGCAGTTCAAGGATCACGTCATCCAGGCCGGAAGCATGACGAACGCCAAGATCGAGCAGGCCGAGGAGGGCAACACCAACCGAATCGCGAAGTATCAGCTTGACCTCGGAGGATTGCAGGAGAAGGCAGACGCGGCCAAACAAGCGTCTCAGGACCGCCAAGCGGGGATACAGGAGCGGGCACAAGCCGCCCGCCAAGCAACAGCGGAGCGCGCGGAAAACGCCGCCGCCAATCGCAGCCTCCAGAGGCAGATTGCCGAAGGCAAGGGATACATCTCGGGCACACCTACGCCCCCGGCCCCGGCAGGGAGCTACGACGCCAAATTCCCACCCGTCCAGAACTTCGCCAAAGGCACTGACGGGATCAATCCGAAGCAAATCGGCAAGCCAACCGCCGACGTTACCAAGGCCGCACGGTTGAGCCAGAGCGCAATTTACAACTCGCAGCAGGCAATCAATCTGCTTAAGGCTCACCCCGATTTAGTGGGACGGCTCAACAGCCTGGGAGACAAATGGCAGTTTGCCGTTGGTGTTGACCACAACGACCCGCTAACGCAGTTGCAGGGATATATCGAGCAATCCACCCAGGCATCACTAGGCGCGCATAACTACCGGGGAACGAAGTACGCCCAAGACAAAGAAGCGGAAGTCACCAACCATCTCAAAAACGACCCCTCTTCTATCATCGCGCAGCTTCAGACGCGCATTAATTCCAATCAGCAATTCGCGGACGACTACCACAACATGAACCTGTACGGAACGCTGGACGGCCCCGACCGAAAGTTCGATGTCAGCCAGGGCCAGGGACAGCCGCAAACTCAAGTTCCAACCGGCAAATTTCCAGCCACCGACAAGCAGGGCAAAATCGTAGGCTACGCCGACGATAAGAAGGGAACGAATTATCATGCCTTCTAATCAAACTGCGAGTCCATCCACACCACCCCCAGGTGTGACCTTCGGCGACCCTGTACCTGAAGGTGTGACCTTCGGCGATCCAGCCGCGCAGGCATCCACAACCCAACAACAGCAGCAGCCCAACACGTCCGCCGATTGGGACCTGTCACAGATCAGCCCGGCGCATCTTTTAGAGGGAGGCAAGGGCTTCGTCAAAGGCGCAGCGCATACGGTCGCAGGACTCGCCAGCATGTACGGCAAATTGCCGGGGGGAGGATCAGCGGGGATGCAGCAAGCCGCCGACTGGCTGCAAGAGCGCACGAAGCTGAATAACCCGGATCAGCAAGCGGGCAACGTGTTCGAGACGATTGCCGAGTTTCTACCGTTGGGTTTAGAGGCCGGGGGAGAGCAGGCCGCCGCGCACGGTGGGGAGGCGTTAGAAGCCGCTCCCAAGGTATCCCAGACCTTGAGCAAACTGGCGAAGCGCGCCAAGGTGCTCGAAGATGACCCCGACCTTCACGCCCTCGCCCGTGTCGCACTGAAGACCCTGCGCGGAGGCGTGACCGGAGCAGCGCGCGGAGCCGTGGAACAGGGCGCGCAAACCGCCGTCAAGACCGGAGGAGACCCGGAGGCCACCGCCGAAGCTATGAAGACCGGCGCGGAATTTGGAGGACCGCTGGGAGCCGTCGGAGGAGGCGGAGCGGGCGCGATCCGCGAGGTGGCACAGAGCATAGAGAACGCGCGCCCCGCGACTCGCAACATCGCAGGGACCGCCTTCGAGACGCTGGGGAACAAGGGAACCAACGCCAACCTGCTACTCCGCAACCTGGGAGATGTGAGCCAAGACCCGGCGACACAGGCAGTCGATGAGGCCAGTGGCAACATCGGCAAGACCGCTGTAGCCAACAGCGCCAACCGCACCAATGCCATGCGGCCCGTCGAGCAGCAGCCACTACCACCCGCGCGTCAGCTACCCGGAGGGGGAGGCTTCAACGTCGCAGGAGAAGCGCCGACCGAGACGCCCGAAGGTGAACTGTTGCAGCCCGCCGCCAAACGCCAGCAGGCGGCGTTTAAGCAGCCGTCGTATGTCACCAGCGGAGCACCGAGGACCGCGATGGAGGGACCGCCGACGCTTGAAGGAAATCAGCCGAGAGGCGCACCGGAAGGAACCTTCGGCGCAGACGTGGCCACAGCAACGCCACGCGAGCCGCGCGCCGATACCGTCAGCGGCCCCGGCACGCTGATACTCACCGACCAGGGCAACGGCCTGAGTGTGCCGCGCGCACGCCAGCAACTCGCGCAGTGGGACCGCATATTAAACGACCCGGATCAAGTGGAGGAGATGGGACCGCGAGCAGCATCGCGACTCACCGACGCGCACGCGGACCTCGCCAATCAGCTATCGCGCTATGACGACTTCGCCGCAGGCCAGCCGCACATTCCCGCCGCCGATCCGCTGGAGATGGTTCGCAACACTCACAGCATTGGCGACGCCGCCGAGCAACTAAAAGCGCACAACGGAACTTTCTGGCAGACCGCCGACGACGCCAGCAATGGGAAATTCACGCAACTGCGTGAAGAAGAGAAATGGTTGCGCAACAAACTCAACAGCAAAACTCCAATCGGCAATCTCGGAGAGCTTCAGGAGCAGCTTGCGGCCAACCAGCAAGCGCAGATGGACTTCTTTGACAAATACAAAACCAGCGTGTCACCGCAGGAGTGGGATGCACACCGCTCCGGTTATCAAGACGGCATTGTGCTGCAAAATCTGCATGACCTGATGCAGCGGGAGTTTAACGGAATCACTCCAGCAGAGCAGGGGCGCGGAGTGGGCCAGCGCGTCTTTCAGCCGGGCGCAGGCTTGAATCAAAAGCTGGAAGATTTTTACAACGGAGGATTCCGCGACAGCGAAACCAACCGAGACGTGTTGCGGCGAACTATCGGACAACAGCACATGGACGACTTGAAGACGGTAGGCCAATTGTTCGACCGCGCCGACCGCCGCGAGGCTACCCAAAGTCTACTCGGCAATGTGGCTACATCCGTCCGCCGTCATGCGTCAGGCATCCGGGGCATATTGGCGGAGGGCGGAGGTGTGGGAATGTTAGCCACACACCATATAGGCGCTGGACTGGGAATTGGCGCACTACCCACGGCGCTTGGAACTGTCTCCGGCATCCGGCATTGGATCACGGATCAACTTATCAGCGACCCCGCCTTTCTCAAGAGCTTCACCTATGCCGTCCAGAACGGCGTCCCCGCGCGCACCGCAGGCCCGCTTCTGGCCGCACGCATGGGCGCGACCGCCCAGAATCTCAAGCAGCAGCAGCAGCAGCAGCAGGACCAGCAGCAGCCCCAGGATCAGCAGCAGCAGCTATCCGGGCAGAACGACGCAGAAGGAACAAAGCTCACCGCCCAAGCGTTGAGGGAGAGCACCGCCGCCGCCGTTCCGTTGCGCACGCCCGCCGATGTGATGACTCGCCCGCTCTCGCCCGACCTTGAAGACAGAACCCGCAACCAGAGCACGACGCCGCCACTGGCAAACCGATTGAAGGCGAAGGCGTATCTAGCCAAGGTTGCCGTGCGCGGAGGCAATGAAAACTCGGAAGAGAATCAGCAACGGGCGGCAGCAATTTTAGGGGGAAGATGATGCCGGAAGCCGGACACATCGAATCGAATCTGAAGCGCTCGACTCTCAGCTATGACGAGGAGTTGAAGACGCCGGACGTGGAGATAGTTCTCGACGAGCGCCCCGCGCTGCAACAGAACATCGAGGCCGAACAGGAACTCTTTGAAGACAACTACCGCGCCGCCCATGACAGCCGATGGAAGGGACAGCAGCGATGGATAGGCAAAGAGAACGAAGCCATGCGGCTAGTCAACATCCTGCACCCGCACGATTTCATACGGAAGCTGCAAAATGCCGGCGTGGAGGCGTCGCTCGAACCGGCAGTGACATGGGTGTGGGTGCCGGACGACAAGACCGGGCTTCTGGCGCTGCATCCCAAGGTCCGATCGAACGCGCGGTTATGGCTGCATGAAGACGCTATATACCGCAAAGGCACAAGTGAGAACAACGCGGGGCTGGTGGGAGTGAGCGCCTGGGTGACGCAGCCGGACGGATCACGCGCGCCGTTGTACGTCACCAGCCTGCAATGGGATTGCGGGCCAGAGTGGAGCCTCATGTTTTTCGATGCGTTTGATGTGCCGATTCGCGAACGCTATCGCGGATGGCGCACCGCACTGTTGCGACTCATCCTCTCAGATGTTGTGACCGAGGCCGAAGCGGAGCGGGCCTTCGGGCGGGTGGTAGAGAACGCCGCCAGCGAACTCTACCGCGAGACCTTGCAGAGCTATCGCGAAAGGAAGCACGCCGATGACCTATGAGGGATATATCAAGGCGCGGCTTATAGCGCTGGTCTATGGCGAGGCGTTCGCGAGCGGAGGATTAGAGCCGATGCTAGCCGTCGCCCAGGTGCTCAAGAATCGCGTGGATGCCGGATGGCAGGGAGGCGACTGGCTGCGAGTTATCGAGCACGCGCCGGACAGCCGTGGGACCGAGCAGCCGCCCGCGACCATCGACCCCAGCGATGGAGTTTTCCGCCAGCTATTACACAGAATTGACGATGTGTATTACGGCATCGCCGACGATAGCAACGTCAACAACGGCAGCGGCAAAAGTCTGTATTACGCGGAGCTGCACAACGTTAACCGCGAGTGGTTTCAAGAGCACGTACTTGATGACCTTGAAAGCCATCCGCGCCTAGCCACAGTGGGCCAGTTAACTTTCTTTGGGTGAGAGGTTTGCCATGCCAGTAGTTATCAACGGCTCATTGCAAACGATCATCGGAGGACACCCCGAGGTGGGCAGTGTCGAAGTGGCGCTGTGCGGCTATGGGAGCCAGATTCCACGGTTGAACGCCACCGGACTCGCGGCCCGCGTCACCGATTACAGCGTGGACGTGGCGAGTAACGGCACGTTCACCTTTGACGTTAGCGGCAATGACCTCATCGCTCCAGACGGAACCTATTACACCGTCACCATCAAGGACGACAACGGAGACGTTGTGCAGGTTAACGCCTACCAATTTCTGAGCACGCAGCCGAGCTATGACTTGGACGACACAGATCCTTTTGACCCCTCGCAGACGCCCCCGGCGAAGCTGCCTTATCTGGTGCTCGACCTGTTGCTGGTGGTGGACTACGATCCTGCGGCCGTTTTTCCCGGCGATGACTACACGGCATGGCAAATCACACTCACGGGAGACATCGCCAATCCACACTTCATGCCTTTGGTTGACGGCAACCTCTACACCATCATCATCATTCAGGACGACGCGGGAGGGCATGCCTTCGACTGGCCCCCCAGCGTCAACAATGCAACGTCGGTGAACCAGGACCCGAACGGAATCACGATACAAACTTTCGTCGCCGTGAATGGGAATCTCTATGCCATCGGTGCAGGAACCTACTGGCCATGAATCAGCGCAGAACTCTCAGCCAATCCGCCGCACAAACGATGCTGATCGATGCCAGCGCGCAGGAAACCTTCGTTCTCCTCTTTCGCACCTCTGTGCAATCGCTGCGCATCGAGAAGGTCTCACCAGGGCAGCTATATGTATTCGTGTTGCAGCAAGACTCAAAAGGCAATCACCGCCTGAATTGGGGTGCAGGGGCATTGAACGGGATGAGCTTGAACCCGACCCCAAATAGCGTCACCGTGCAGTGTTTCGTTGGAACACCGGAGGGGATTTTGCGGTCCATTACACCGGGGACGTGGACGTGAAAAGGGGAGGGAAGCCATGAGCGACCGGCAGAAGCTATGTTTGAATATCGCGGCCTGCATGTTACTGGTGTTTCTGCTGCTGCTGTGGTGGACCCAATCCAGCAAGGCACAAACCAGCATGGGACCCATCAAGACGCCCCAGGTAAATCAACAGCTGTATGTTGGGCAGAGCGGTTATAGCACCATTCAAAGCGCGATCACCTATGCGTGCAAAACTGGCAACTACAGTTTTTCCGTCATCATCCTTCCCGGCGTCGCCACCACCGACACCCCCACGAGCGTAACCGGGGGATGCAGCGGCACCCACATCCAAGACCAGCGAGTGGTGCCCTTCACCTACTACGAATGGAACGGCACGCACTATAGCGCCGTCGTTAGCGGCGGGTCATTCCCCTCAGGAGCCGTCGTCTACGGTGTGAATAACAGCACCTCGCGACCGGCCACCTCTGCGGATGTCGCCGCACTGTGGGGATGCAGCGGCACACTCAACAGCGACGGCACGTGCTCCACGCCCGGAAGCGGCGGAGGCGCAGGAGGCACCGGCCCACAGTACAAGGCCGCTGTCTATAACGGTACGGGGTCCGGCACCAGCTACGCGCAGGGACACGCCAATTGGGGCCAGGGAGCCACGCCCAATGACCTTACAGTTCCGGGCGCGATCTGGAATCAGCAGTTCGGACTCAACGAATACTCCGCAACTGGTTCAAGCACCGTCCCACCCGGCCCCGGCAATAACAACAGCAACGGCATCGCTAATGCGCAGACAGCGATTGGACCCAATGGACCCGGCGCGATCCGCATAGAGCCGAACTACAGCACGTGGGAACAAGCGATCATCGACACGGCGACCAATGACCGGATTCTTTGGGAGGATAACCGTCAGGGGCGCTTTCATCTCAAATCGCAGAACCCCGGCTTCAGCGCCAACGGCATCGCCAATTATCAATTTGACTGTCTCGCCAGCAAGAACCTGCCCGGTTCCGATAACCCCGGCACGACCCCGCCCACCGTTCAAACCTGCATGGGAATCAATCTCAACTTCGATGTCCCCGGCTTTTATTACGGGGCCATTTCCCCCGCGCAGCCGAGCGGATGGTTTGGAGAAACACTGTTCAACATTATCGCGACCTTCGCTAGCGCATCGATCAATAAATCCCTGATAAGCGCGCAAATTTTCGACCTGGGCAGGGGCGATGCCCAGACGATTGACTTGCAAATTGACAACGAATACGGCGGGCAGGATTCGAGCGCAGACGAGGGGATTCATAATGTGCGCTGGATCAACACAATCGGAGGGAGCGAATTTCACGCGACGCTATGGCAGAACGGAGAGCATCATGCCACGCTGGGATATAGCAAGCTCTATCTCTACAACCAAGCGGGCGGAATCGGCGTGATGCGGCAGTTGCTCAACACCACCACTGGAGTCATTGCCGACACCGCAATCGGGCAAGCACTGACGGGTGATGGCTCATCCACCCTAACCATGACTCTGACGAATTACCCGGTCTCCAGAATGGTGACGACGACAGCCGCTATTCAGCCGCCGACTACTACGGAGCAAACCAAAACATCGATGGCGTTCACGGTTAACACTACGGTTGACCTCAAGACTGCGGGAGCGGGCGGCACCTCCCTGGTAGGAACGGCAGCCGAGTTTGCGGGCAATGTCAGCGTGGAGTGCGGAACGATTCAAGCGTTGGGAACCTTCAGCGGGGGAACGCAGCAAGTCACGATGCTGCTGAGCGAGCATCACGACGCAGGAGCAAAGTTGTATATCGGCGGCATGGCCTGTCATTTTCTGGTGACGGATGCCAGCGTGCAAAGCGTCACATGGAACGCCCACGCGACGTACTACGTCCTGGGATCGACGGCCAACAACACCTTGATTGTGGCGCGCCAAGCACAGATCGGCATGGACGCGGCCATCGGAGGAGTTGGCGCGGTCCACATCTATCAGGGCGCGCGGGTGCTGGACGTGCGGTGCAGTTCAACCTGCAACTATGGAGCAGTTCCCGGCATAGATGGGCAGGAGCTTAAGGTCGAAGACACCGGAGCAACTTGGAACAATGGCGACAACGTGCTCGCGGGCATGATAGCGACTTCGGCTAACGACACCTTTTATTACAACTTGACCGACAACCACCCTATGTCTGCGGGTTCGACTTTGTTGTATGTCCTCAACGGCGCGCAGATGGGAGGCTATTCCCCGCGCGATTTCATCTTTGGCAAAAACACCACGACCGACGCTACTTACACCTGGGGCGGAGGGCAGTACACGATGGGAGCGGTGCTGCATTGGACAGGGCCGGTTAAGAATGTGGTGGTGGTGGACAATCTGATTCACGGATCATTCTTCACCGACTTCCAGTGCGGCTTTCTCTTCGCGCAAAGCTATGCGTCGAGCATCCAGCAAATGTGTCCCGGCACCTTCCTTGGCGGTCCAGACGCCGGAACTCTTAGTTCCGGCTGGCAGATTCAGGGAGACGTGCAGATTTCTCCCTCGGGCATCCCATCTTCGATGGCGGCACAGTTCAGCTATGCAAAAGGCAACAGATTAGCGCCTACCATTATCGCGTCGCCGTCCGTCAACAACACGCCCAACGGAGCGTTGGTCGTCAATAATCCGCCTGATGACAGCACCGCTTTTACCTACATCACCATGTACATGAACGGGCTGGAAGCGATCAATGGAACGCAGATTTTTCATAGCGTGGCGATCAATCAGAGGCCAGTTTCGGGGCGGTATCTTTACCAGAGTTTTCTCGACGCATCGAACGCACAGCTAGCGTATATCGAGAATCAATATCAGACCTTCCACATAGCCGCATCGACTCAAATCGTTCTCGAAAGCACCGCAAACGCACTAGTGATGTTGGGAGCGAACGGCGTGGCCATCGGCGGCCAGTATATTTACACCGCCGCGCCACTGAATAGCGGGGCAACCGCGCCCGCCAACGGGAGCGCCTGCACGCAGGCCGGATGGGGTTTTTACAACGACGGCAACGAGGTATGGTGCGACGGCACCACCAACCACGTCGAAGCGCCGCCAGGAGCGGGCACGACGAGGCCCGCTGCACCCACCAGCCTCACCGCCTCTGTGATGACCGCGCGGCGCAACTGCAAAGGCCACGGGGCGGGAGAGATTTGGGCGGATGACCGCTACATCTATCACTGCAAAGCCAACGGTTCCGGTTACAACGAGGCCATTCTAGGGAGGACAACACCATGAAGAAAGCCGCACTTGCACTCATCCTGATAGCCGCTGCCCTCTCTGCACAGCAACCGCAGAAGGCCCCACCCACCAATCCCAACCCACCCGCCAATCCCGCACCCAGCCAGGATCAGAAACAGCAATATCTGGAGATGCAGTTGCAGCGCGATCAGGTCGCGGCCAACGCGCTCAACGATACCCTGTTGCGGCTGACGGAATACCGCCAGCTGATGCAGCTGCAAGCGGAGATTCAGCAGTTGAATCAGCAGCTAGAGCAGATGAAAGGTCCACCGGCACAGCCACCAGCACAGGCCAATAAACCACCGAAGCCATAAGGGGTTTGAGATGCGTCTCGCTGCGCTTGTCCTGCTACTCGTCACGCTGGGACTCCCCGCCCAGACCATTACCCTCAGTGCGCCCAGCACCAGCACCGCGCCCTTCCAGGTCCACGCCGGTACGTATCTGCCCGTCGTGGCGATGGTGAGCGGGACGAACAATAAAGGCGTGAACTGGACTTCCTCGGGAGGCTCACTCACTAACGCAACATGCGTTGCCAATGGACCCTGCACGGTCTCTATCTATTCGGCGACGGCAACAGGTTCCACGCCGCTCACACTCACCGCGACCGCCGCCGCCAACCCCGCTGTGAGCGCGACCATGTACGTCAAGTTCACAGCCAGCCCGGTAGTTCCAGACGCCGCGCACACTCCGCAGTTTCTAATCACCCCCGCCAACCTCGCCACGCTGCAAGCCCGAGCCACCGCGAGCAATGTTGCCTTTACGTCGATGCGGAATCAGGCCAACGGCTACTACAACAACCTCATCTCCGCAGGATGGACGTTTACCTGTCCCGGCTCCACGCCGCCGAGTGGGGGAGTTGGATACCCCGACGATCAGAGTGTCTATTACTTCTCGCTGATGAAGCTGATGGGCGACACGTCGAAAAATTGGGGTTGCTACATCCGCGAGATTCTGATGTATGAACTTCCATTGATTCAAGCTGGCTCTATCAAAATCTTCCCTTCGGCGCGCGACAAGATGCACCTTGACCGCACCTGGGACACGCCCGAGCACGCGGCCTATTTGAAGAAATTCGTGCCCAAGAATCTAGCGATTAAGACAATTCCGTGGAACGCGAACACATGGTCCGACGAATCGCAGTACTTCGTGTTGGGCATGGGTTGGGCAGTTCAAAGCGGAGCCGTCACGACCACCGCCGACCTCAACGTGATGCGCTCGTTCTATGCGTGGATGATGCGTCACATCCACCCGATGAATGTTGGCGTCATCGTTTCAACAACGGGATTCAACACCTCGGCACAAATCGCTACAGGCGATCAATACCAGTTGTCATCAATGCGCGCTATGGGCAACAACTATGCGCTGTCCAAAATTCTCTGGTCGGTGGGAGCTGCGTTCACCTTTCACGACGATGCCACCAATGACCCGCTCTTGACCGGCGCGGACAATACATGCGGAGCGACGCGCTATCAGATATGCCCCGACTTCTCGGGCGGTTCGCTGCACGCTTATTGGTCTCTGGTGACAGGCAGCTATCTACTCCGCGAGTGGGCGCACCTCGAAGACCCGGCCATTACCTACCCCAGCCTTAACGCCTTCTATCCCTCGGGCGGATTCGGCACCAGCATCAAACTGCCGTGGCTGTTTAGCAATGAACCCTACGAATCTTTCGGCGATGGCTGGGGAGGCGAAGCCGCGGAGGGGAGCTGGTACTCGTATTCGTTTTATCGCCTGCGACTCGCACTTAACCTCATCCACAACGCGGGCTATGACGATCCGCTGTTGTACGGTCCCCAGGTGGCGCTTGGAGATGGAACCGTATGGGATTTAAAGCCCATTGCTGACAGGTTTTTTCTGACCGGTATGTATCAGGGCAGCACGCCCACGGGTGCGGCCTTCGGCTTCCTCAGCACCGGCGATACCAATGTCAACATCACGCAGCGAAGCCCGTATGACATGGTGACGGAAACGGAATTGCTGACCACGGACGCGGAGGACACCGGGCGCACCGACCGCAACAATGCAAACCTGTGGATGACGATGGATACGGCCTTTGGCGGCAAACATGGAACCCTGAACGGCTGCACGTCGTACTGTGGATTCAACAGCGAAATGAATAACTTTTACGGCAGCAATAGTGCGCTGGATATTTTTCTGACGCAGACCGCGAACGACCCCACCACCATCGCGACCACCGATCCGGGGCTGAACTATCCGAAAGAATGGTGGAACTCCTCCAACAATCAGCATCAGGAGATGCGCAGCGGTTTCAGCACAAGTGATTCTCTGGTTTCCATCTATGGAAGCAACACGTTAATCAATCACGAGGCCCAAACTGCGGGCCGGTTTGACATCTATTTCAACGGCGGCATGATCACGCGCGGCTCGATGGTGTTCACCGATTACCTCTATGGTTTTTACTCTACCGGGCGGCAGAATCTTGTGCAGATTTACGATCAACCGGGCAATGCTGCGGGCGGTCTGGATAGCTGCCTAGCACAGTACACAGGCATGTACGGCGGCCAGCTGATGCAGGACTACCAGCGCGGCATGACCACGGCGATTCATTCGGAGATGCCCAACTATGGAGCCTTCGGAATCGATCAAAGCGTGTCACAGAACGGGTGCTATGCGGGCGGCGCGAATCCCTGGCAATTCCGCGATGCACTGCAAGCCTACCGCGATGTGATTTACCTGCGCGGTTCCAATCAGCTGGCCGTGTACGACCGCGACACCACGGGCAGCGCAGCTTCAACCAAAGTTCTCTTTGTGGACACCAGCGCCAAGGGCACGATTGCAAGCAACACCGTCTCGTGGACGACCATCGGGGGCGGCAATCACGCTAAATACACTTCGCTGCTGCCCAGCGGGGCCACCATCGCGACGGAGACATTGCTAGCCAACGTACAGGTGACGGGGGCCTATTCCTCGCTGCAAGTCGGCACAACCGAACAGTTGACGTGCATGGCGACTTACATGGACGGCACGACCGCCAATGTCACCAGCGCGCCGGGTGTGGCATG